GGTGTAGCAGCCGCAACAACAGCCGCTAACGCAAATAAACTATTCCAAGTAACAAGTCAACGAGACTTAGTAAACTTATATGGTTCACCATTCTTCTATACAACGACAAATGGTACACCAATTCAAGGTTATGAGTTAAATGAATATGGGTTGTTAGCAGCCTATAGCACATTAGGTGTAACAAACCGTTGTTATATTTTACGTGCTGATATTGACTTAGCTAGTTTAGTTGGTCAAACAGGTCGCCCAGTTGGCAATCCAGCTGACGGTACATATTGGTTAGATACTACTACAAGTACATGGGGTATATATGAATTTAATCAGACCACAGCACAATTTACATTACAAACTCCAATTGTTATTACGAATGCAAGTGATTTAACTGCAGGAGTTCCATTAAGTAGCATAGGTAACATCGGTGATTATGCTGTAAATGCAATTCAAATTACTACTTCAGCCGACGGAACTAATAGAACATATTGGTATAAAACAACATCTAATGTTTGGGAATTTTTAGGAAGTCCTGAATGGAGATCAGATGTACCTGCTATTCAAGGCACAAATTCCAATCCAACATTAACAGCCGCTGATACATTTACAATTAATATGTCAGGTATAACAGGAGTAACAGCAACTATTACAGTTCCGGCATCAACTAATAATAATGTAGCAGGTGTTGCTGCCGCAATTAATGCTTTAGGATGGACAGGATTATCTGCTGAAGTGCGTAGTGGTAAGTTATGTTTATTCAGTAATCAACGTATTACTTCCGGTACAACAAGTCTTATTATCGCAGCCGGTACTGGAACAGTTCTTACTGATATAGGCATTACTGCAGGAACATATAATCAACCAGTAATCGGATATGGCACAAGTGCTCAAATGCCATTATGGGGTAGTAATCAAACTACTCCTAGACCAACAGGTTCAGTATGGATTAAAGTTGGTTCAGCCGGTACTGGTTTAAATCCAGTATTATCTGTATTTAATGGTGCAACACAATCATTCCAAGCTAAAAATATATCATTAGCAACAAGTGATTGGGTAGCAACTAATAATTTAGATGCCACCGGTGGACAAGCTATTCCCGCTGGTACAATATATGGACAATATGCATATAATCTTACAGGAACAAACCCAGGAAGTACTGCTCCTTTTTACATGTGGGAAAGAATAGCAACCGGTCCAACAGTAATTACTGGTTCTAATACAGCCCCGGACTTCACAAGCGGACCATATTATATGAATGTGTTTGTATCAGTACCCGGAAGTTCCGCATTAAGTTCAGCTTATCAATTTACATTAGCAGACAATACAGATGCTACTGATTTTGTCACTTCATGGGCGGCCGCTAGTATACCTTATACAACAGCAAGTGTAACTACTGATGGTTCTATACAATTAACACATACTACCGGTGGCGAAATTGTATTAAGTGATTTTGTAAATAGTACATTTACAAATATCAATGTATCTAATGGTTTACTAACAGAAGCCGGATTTATAGAAGGTACAACAACTGGTGTAAAATACGGTCCTGCTAGCGAGGCTACATTTACAGGATTAGCACAAGGATCTAGTTCAGGTTCAGGAACATCGGCTACATTTAATGTTAATATTGTTACTCCTGGTAACTATGTTCTTGTGGGTGACGGAGTTCAAGCCGGTGGCTCCGGTTATGCTGTCGGTGATACTGTTACTATATTAGGTACTAGTTTAGGCGGAGCGACACCGGCAAATGATTTGGTTGTTGAAATAACATCAATTTCTGCAGGAGCAGCAACATCGTGTACATATATATCAGGTACACCACCAGCAAACTTTACTTCACAATTAAGTAATTGGGTAGAATTTACATATATTGCTAATGAAGGTGAACCAAATGTAGCTCCTGCTAATGATACGAATTGGTTTTACAGTGTAGTTGACCAAGTTGACATTATGGTTAATTACGCTGGTTCATGGTATGGTTATGGTAATAGAGATTATGATAGTAGTGGTTTCCCTCTACCAAGTGGAACTAATGTAACTGATCCAAATGGCCCATTAATTAGTGCTACTGCACCATCAGTACAAAGTGATGGAACTGTATTAGAATACGGTGATATATGGATTGATACTAGTGATTTAGAAAACTACCCAGTAATTAGTCGTTGGCAAAGTGTTAGTGGTACCGATCAGTGGGTGTTGATAGACAATACAGACCAAACAGGTAGTACAGGTGTAGTATTTGCTGATGCACGTTGGTCAGATGATCAGGATACTATTAGTCCAGTAGATGATCCTATCCCAACAATTGTTAGTTTGTTGACGAGTAACAATCTTGATTTAGATGCACCGGATCCAACATTATATCCATCAGGTATGTTGTTATTCAACACACGCCGTAATGGTTACAATGTAAAACAATATATGGTTGATTACTTTAATAGTACAACTTTCCCGGACGATACATTACCCACATTTACTAGTACTTGGGTAACAGTTAGTGGTAATCAAACAAATGGTGCCCCTTATATGGGTCGTAAAGCACAACGTGCAATGGTTGTACAATCATTGAATGCGGCAATTGCTACTAACACAGCAATACGTGATGAAGATAACTTCTTCAACTTACTTGCAACACCTAACTATCCAGAACTACAACCTGGTATGATTACATTGAATAATGATCGTGGTCAAACTGGTTATATTCTAGGTGATACACCAATGAGATTACCAGATGATGCTACTGCAATTCAAGCATGGGCTAATAATGAAGCTGGTGCAGCAAGTACAGGCGAAGAAGGTCTAGTAAATCGTGACACTTATATGGGTCTATTTTATCCAAGTGGATTAGCGACAGACTTACAAGGTAATCAGGTAGCAGTACCCCCATCATATATGATGTTGCGTACATTCTTACGTAATGATACTATAAGTTATCCTTGGTTAGCGGCTGCAGGTACTCGTCGTGGTACAATTGACAATGCATTAAGCATTGGATATGTTGATAGTGCAACTGGTGAGTTTCAACCAATAAAAACACGTTTAGGTATTCGTGATGTATTGTATATCAACTTTATTAATCCTTTAGTATTCTTTACTGGTGTTGGATTATTAAACTACGGTAACAAGACAAGCTTTAACAGTTCAAGTGCATTAGACAGAACTAACGTTGCTCGTTTAGTTGCTTACATACGTAGACAATTAACATTGGCAGCAAGACCGTTTGTATTTGAACCTAATGATGCATTGACACGCAATCAAATTGCAGGTGTTGTACAAACATTGATGGTTGATTTAGTTGCTAAACGTGGTCTATATGATTATCTTGTTGTTTGTGACGAAAGTAACAACACACCGGCAAGAATCGATAGAAATGAATTATGGATTGACGTTGCAGTTGAGCCTGTTAAGGCAGCTGAATTCATCTATATCCCAGTTCGTATATTGAACACAGGCGAGCTTGGTGGACAATAATAAAATATGATACCCCAAAAGGGGTATCTATTTAAATAGATAAATATTAATAACAGGAGAAAAACATGGCAATAGCCTCACAATCATTGTTTAACATGACCGTAGCGTCAGACAACGCTGGCGGAAATCAGGGCTTACTAATGCCCAAACTACAATATCGTTTTAGAGTTAACTTTTTAAATTTCGGTACTAACAATGCCACAAATGAATTGACAAAGCAAGTTATTGACGTAACTCGCCCTTCAGTTAGTTTTGGTGAAATTACTATACCAATTTATAACTCTACTATGTATTTGGCAGGTAGACACGAATGGCAACCTCTAACTATTAATGTTAGAGATGATGCGTCAGGTAGTGTTTCAGCACTGGTTGGACAACAATTACAGAAGCAAATGGACTTTGTTGAACAAGCTTCGGCTGCAACCGGTCAAGATTATAAGTTTCAAACAAACATTGAAATCTTAGACGGTGGTAACGGAACTGCTACTCCAATTGTGTTAGAAACTTGGGAAGTATATGGTTGTTTCTTACAGGCAGCTAATTATAATAACTTGGCTTATAGTTCAAATGAGGTTGTAACAATACAATTATCAATTCGCTATGATAATGCGGTTCAATCACCGTTAACATCTGGTGTTGGCACAAGTGTTGGTCGTGCTTTGGGTGGTACATCAGCAACAGGTATTGGTGCTGGTCAAGGTTAATATATTTTAATATATTAAATGGCTGGATTCTTTCAAAACTTATTAACAGACGCTGCCGGAGGATTCTTTGGCAACGACTACCTGCGTGACTATACTCACGCTAGTAAGACATTTAGACCCACTTCATATCAATACGCACCTAAATTTAAATTCCTATTCCATGTGTATTTTGAAATCAATCAAAGTGCATATGCAGTAGGATTACCTCAAGGTGCAAACTTTGGTTTAGCTGTTAAATCTGTAAAATTACCAAGCTATACCTTTGATACGCATACGATGAATCAATATAATCGTAAACGTATCGTGCAAACAAAAATTAAATATGATCCCATAGATATTAACTTCCATGATGATAATGGAAATTTAATACGTAACATGTGGTATAATTACTATACATATTATTATAAGGATGCAAGTATACCAGTAGCATCAGTATCAGGAAGACAGGCACAGCAAACAGGCAACGGTAGTACAAATAGTCCTAATAATACAAACTATAACGCAAGAAACATTTATTCACAATCTATTACCGGTAATACTAATTGGGGCTATGTAGGAGAAACACCTGATAGTCCTGCTAGTAACACACAAGCCGCAACAGGTCAAACTAAAATTCCGTTCTTTAAGAATGTTACAATATTTGGTTTTAATCAACATAATTATGTAGCTTACACGTTGATTAACCCTATCATTAATAGATTTGCACATGACACCTACGATTACTCACAGGGTAATGGTACAATGACAAATACAATGACATTAGATTATGAAACTGTAAAATATTTTCAAGGTGCCATCGATGGAACTAAACCTAGTGACATTGTTGCAGGGTTTGGACTTAATTCAAATTATGATAGAGTCCCTAGTCCTATTACACGTCCGGGTAGTCAGTCTAGTATACTAGGTCAGGGTGGATTAGTAGACGGGGTTGGCGGGGTTATTAGTGATTTGTCAGGTGATAACAAAAATGTTTTAGGTGCTATACAAAAAGCAGGTGCCACATATAATACTCTTAAAAATATAAATTTGAAGCAAGCTATTAGAAGTGAAGTAACAACTGGTATCACTAATGCTATTATGAATCCATTAAACAACACCGGTAGAAATGTGTTATTTAATACTTTAATATACGGTTCTACTCCAAATCAAAAACAACAAGCAAATGGTAGAGCAGTGGTTCCCCCTAATATAAATAGTGCAGGAGGATAACTCATGGCAAGAATTATAGACGACCGCACTTCTCTAGATTTAACAGTTAAGATATTTGACGATTTTTACGCATTTAATATGGTAGTAAACGGAAATGAATTTGATATTGTTAACGGTTATTTTAAAACTGTATGCGATACTAAAGCTATTGCAGGTAATTTTACTTCATTTCTATTTAGAATAGCACAAGAAACAGGTATACCTGTATTAGATTTGTTAGGACAAATTCAAGGTACTGGTAACAAATTACAAATGAATCAAGTTATATCATATTATCTAAACAGTTTTAAATCTAAAACAAGTTTGTATGGTGTAAGCACTGTACCACAATCAAATCAACCAGTAGCACGTAACATCGTGCAATAATCATGGCAAAATATGCTCAAGGCACATTTGTTCCAAAAAATGCTCAAAAATATATAGGTAAACATACCCCTAGATATCGTAGTGGATGGGAACTAACATTTATGAATTTTTGTGACACTAACAAAAATGTATTGTATTGGGCCAGCGAAGCAATAAGTGTACCCTATCGTAATCCATTTACTGGACAACCAAAAACATATATCCCGGACTTCTTTGTAGTTTA